AGATGGTGAAATTGTAATAAAAGCAGTTGATGATAGGTTTGATGTTACACAGGGTAATAATAATCAATACGTTGGTGGTAACTTTAACGTAAAGATCAAGGGTAATGTTAACGTAAATGTTGATGGTACCTATAATGTGACATCAAGTGGAAATATGAAATTTACAGCTCCAAGGATAGATTTGAACTAATGCACAAATTTGTTATTTTACTTAATGGTGAGTTAAAGACTTACACCGCATTTGAGGATATTCCTCAATCTTTTGATAATCTTATTGAGTTTAGACCAGCAGCTCCTGAAGGTCCTCACACTGAGAGTGAACATGAACTTATAGATCAGTGGAATGAGAAACTTCAAGAGCTACTAAAAAGAGAAACAAAATAATGCCAGCTGTAACAAGAATCGGGGATGCAGACGTAACCCATTGTAGTACACCTAACAGAGCTCAAGGCTCGGGTAGTGTATTCTGCAACGGTATTGGTGTTAGTAGACAAGGTGATAATAACACCACACATCTATTACCAGGTGTACCCTGTCCATCTCATGCTTCTCCTATAGCTGCTGGTTCTTCAACGGTTTATATTAATGGTAAGGGGTGTGGGAGAGTTGGAGATGCTATATCCGGTTGTACATCTGTAGCAGCTGGATCTTCAAACGTATTTGCCGGAGGATAGATGGCAACAAACTATGCTGATAAATTTACTGTAACGTCGCTTAGAGATGAGCGCTATAGTGATTTTTATATGAACTTGGATAAGAACTTTGGTACCAAAGACATAGCTCGTCTAACAAACGAGGATGCTGTTGTAGCTTCGTTACGTAATATTATATTCACTAGAAAAGGTGAGAGACCTTTCTTTCCTGAATTTGGATGTAATGTACTCGGCTTACTATTTGAAAACTTCTCCGCCTTCACCTCAGACTCAATAGATACGGAAATAAGAACTGCCGTTGAAAACTTTGAGCCAAGAATTCAAACAATTAGTAGTAAGGTAGAGGAGAATCAAGATGCCCACTCCTTTACTCTTCTCCTATATTACACGACAATAAATAATCCAGAAACTGTATCCGTCAGCTTCCTCCTTACTAGAATAAGATAACATGGCCAACTCATCAATCAATCTAGTAGATCTAGATTTTAATGCAATTAAAACTTCTTTAAAGAACCACTTATCCAGTCAGGCTAAGTTCAGGGACTATGATTTTGATGGTTCTAATATGAGTGTTCTTTTAGATGTCCTGGCATACAATACCTACATGAACTCTTTCTACCTCAACATGGTGGCAAGTGAGATGTTTCTGGATACTGCTCAACTTAGAGATAGTGTTGTGTCGCATGCCAAGGAGCTCAACTATATCCCTAGATCTTTTAGATCTGCGTATGCAAATGTAAATATCTCCATCACACCCGCTTCTAATACAACATCCATTGTTATACCATCTAAGACTGCATTCACAGCTAGGCTGGGATCAAATACTTTCAACTTTGTCACGTCTGATGCAGTATCGATTGCTAATAGTGCTAGTGGAGTGTTTTATGCAAATAACATACTAATATATGAGGGAAGCTATTCAACGGATACGTTTATTAAAAATGATGCAATAACTAACCAGAGGTTTGTACTTAATAATCCTAACATTGACACTACCAGTATAGAGATGACCGTCACTGAAAACAGTGGCGCAAATGTGTACGTGTATACACAAGGATTTTCTCTTTTTGGAGTCAATGGAAATACTCAAGTATTTTTTATTCAATCTGCAGAGAATGAAGCCTATGAAGTTATCTTTGGTGATAACTCATACGGACGGCTACCAAAAAATGGTGCTATTATTGACGTAACGTATAGAGTATGTAATGGTGAATTACCAAACGGTGTTGATAACTTTATTAATAACTCTAGTATTGATGGACACTCTAATGTATCAATAGTGATTAATGCTGAGGCATCTGGTGGTTCAATCAGCGAGTCCATAGAGTCGATCAAGTATAATGCACCTAGAAGTTTTCAGACACAAGAGCGTGCTATAACTGAAGGTGATTTTGAGATATTACTGACAAGAGAGTTTCCAGAAATACAAGCTATTAGTGTATATGGAGGGGAAAAAGAATCTCCACCTCAGTTTGGTAAGATTTTTGTATCGGTAAAATCAAGTAGCTATGCTGAAGTACCAAACGGTAAAAAGGCTAGCTATATTACATACCTACAAGATAAAGTACCACTTGGATTCTCAGTGGAAGTTGTTGATCCTGATTATGTATACCTGTTCATTGATTCCACAGTAAAGTATGACCCTAATGTTACAACTCTCAATGATGAGCAGATCAAGTCAAAAGTACTTCAGAAGATTGCTGAATTCAACACAACATACTTGAATGATTTTAATAGAACATTTAGGTATAGTAACTTTGTAACCTCAATAGATTCCGCAGACTCAAGTATCATTAACAATGATACAAATGTACTAGCGTTTATTAACTTAATACCAACAATTGATACTCCTACTAATTTTGCTATCAATTTTCATGCATCCATTCTACCAACAACACCGTCCGAATCAAGTCACGCTATAGTATCCGATCATGGTATAAGCTCCACTCCTTTTGTATCAGAAGGACTCACAGTAGAGTTGGAAGATGATGGTGTCGGTAACATACGTATGGTTAGAAGTTCAGGTACTGATCACGTTGAAGTTAGAAAGGTAGGTACTATAAATTATGAAACAGGTGAGATAGTAATCACTGGTCTCAATGTGACAAGCTATACAAGTGGAGCAATTAAATTATATGCAAAGATGGCATCAATGGACTTCTCTTCAACTCTTCAAAATGTATTAATTCTAAGTACAGAAGATGTATTAATTAATATGGTGCCGGATACAAGATGAGAGATATAGAAGATAACATTGCTATTCAAGTTAGCAACCACTTTCCTGAATTCTATAGAGAGCAGGGTAATAACTTTGTTGAGTTTGTAAAAGAATACTACAACTGGACTCAGCAGACTAATAATGTAACTTTCTATACAAGAAACTTATTAGAGTATCGTGATATAGATAAGACTCTTGATGAGTTCCTTGTATTTTATAAAAACAAGTATCTTACATCATCTCCATTCTATGAAGAGCGTACCAAATCAAATATTAAGTTCTCCTCTGATTTCTTCACATCCAAAGGAACTGAGCAAGGCACGAAGCTAGCGCTTAAAGAGATATATGGAGCTTCAGACGCTGAGATATACCTACCAGGTAAAGATGTTATCAAAGCATCAGATGGTGAGTATTATGTTCCTGTTTATCTTGAAGTTTCACTATCATCTAAAACAAGTAGTTTCCTCAATCAGTTTATTACTGGATCTACTTCCGGTGCCACAGCATTTGTAGAGAGTGTTGGTAGACGATCTGTTTCCGGAAGATTCTTCGATATATTATATCTCTCAGCAGTCAAAGGTAATTTCCTGTTTAATGAAATCATATCAAGTGATGGTAACTTATCTGATTGTCCGTTTGTTATTGGATCAATGACTAGTGTTGATATTATTAACCAGGGTCAAGATTTTGAGATAGGTGATATTGTTGATGTAATATCTAATAGAAAAGGTAAATTGGGTAAGGCACGAATTGACGGTACGGAAATTGCCTCTGGCAAGGTCAGATTTACTTTGTTGTATGGTGGAACCTGTTATGGTTCAAATACTCAAACAACTACTGCTAATCTAACACTAGGTATTGAAAATAAAGCATCTGCCAACTCAGATATCAGAGACTTCTATGAGTTCGAGACGGTTATTCAGCCAATGTCTAACATAGCTTTCAATAACTCGTCTGTTAACTTTGCGTTTGGTGGATTAGTTGTTGGTGCTAACTCTACTGCCAATGTTGCAACCGGTAGAGTACTTGGTAAAACACAAAAGACGATTACTGGAAGATTATCTGCTAACTCAACATCCAATGTAGTAACGGGTTTACAGACATCGTTTACAGGTGAGATAGCCAACAATAATTTTATTAAATTTCAAGCTTGTACAGCCACTTTCCAAGTTAGTACTGTTCAAAATGATAGTACACTTACATTGACCACAAACGGTCCAGATGTTTTTGCTAATGATGCTTCTTTAGCTAATGGTAGTGTTATGGTTATTGTTGAGTCAGGTAGTTTTACAGGTGCAACAAGTATAGTTGATACTAATGCAGTCATAACGCTGGTTACAAACGTATCGGCCACTGCTTCTGTGCTAGGATCAACTAATACAAGATTGGGTGTCTATAGCAACGTTAATTCATTCTCTGCAAATGGATATAACTATCTCTATGGGTCTGTATCTGGAGTGACTGCAAATGTATCAACTGTTGGTAGGGGTTCCGGTGCTGGATACGAGATTGGTCCGATAGAGACAGAAGACTCTATTGTTATTAATACAGACTTAATTGCTGATTACCTTAATGTATCATTGAATTCTACATCTTTTGGTCTTCCTAAATTACCAACAGCAAATATATCTACCATCATCATATATGCTTTAACAAGAGTGCCTTATGAGATTGGTTTTATTAAATCCATCACAGGAATTAACCCTGGTTCTAATTATAACATCAATCCTTTTGTTTTGCTAAGAGACCCATTCACATACAAGTATGAGCTCCGCGATCAACGTATCCAAATTGATACTCAGAATGGAACCTTTGTTGCAGCTGAGGATGTAACTCAGGAAGTATCTTCTAACTGTTTTGATATGAGGATTTCTGGATCAGCATTGGCACCATCGGCTTTTGAGATAATGGTACAGAATACTGGATCTGGTGATATATACGCAAATATTGTTCAGTCAAATACATCCTTTGTTAGAGTAGAAACTAATGTACCTTTTGTTAACTCCACTCTTAGTACTGTTCTAACAGGAACTGTAACATCTAACCTCACAAGCCCACAAGTCAATGGTACTGGTACGTCTTTCACAACAGAAGTTGCAGCTAATGACTTCATCAAGTTCTCTGGAAACGGTGCTGTATATAGAGTATCAAGTATCACAAATAACACAGTACTAACACTTTCTTCTAACTCAGTACTAATCACAGGTTCCAATACTCTATTCAAGGTCAACAACGCCGTAAGAAACATTCCTTCTGATTTGTTCTACTTCGTAAACACTGCAATTTCAAATACCTTTTTGAAGATTGCACGTGGTAGTATTATTAACGCTGACAGTACTTTCATGACTATACGACCTATCACACTTAGCGCTACTTTCAAAGAAGGTGTCAGGTTTGGTGGACAAATATCAGGTGCATCAGCTAACGCTAGATTTATTGTTAACGATGCTAACACACTATTCGTTGGTAATAACGGTATTGTAAATGCTTACGCAGGTGTAGCAACTGGTGCAATAACAGACATAACAATTGTCAATTCCGGTCTTGCATACGAGCAAGATGAGATTGTTATAATTAGAAAAGAAACAACAGAAATAGTTGCAGAAGCTACTGTTAACCTAATTAATCAGGGTGTTGGTGAGGGATACTTTAAATCTACAAGAGGCTTTTTAAACAGCGATAAATACATCCATGATGGTGATTTCTACCAATTCTATTCGTATCAGGTAAAATCAGCTCTGCCTCTTGAACTGTACAGAGACACCCTCAAAAAACTAACTCACATGGCAGGAACTAAGTTGTTTGGATCAATGATTAAAACAACCACTGCTAACTTGTCTATTACAACTACCGGTGTAACTATAGAAACATGAGCTTACTAATTACAAATAACATGAGGTTGTTCAGTATCGAGCACTTCATAGAATCTTTCACAGAAGAAAACTTCAACATCTACTACTGTTTTATAGGTGCACCTCTTCCTTTTAGTGATGACAACAACCCACCTGAGATTCAGGATAATACTCAAACAGTATTGGTTGATAGTTATGATAATATGTTATACGGACGACGCGTTACTGCAAACGACGTTATTAGAGTTGTTCCTAGATACGATTGGGTGACTGGCACAGTATATACTAAGTATACTCACACTGCCACTAATCTAAAAGATAAGGCGTTCTATGTTGTTGTTGATGAAGGTTCTGCTTACAATGTCTTTAAGTGTCTTGATAATAATAAAGGAGCCAGTTCAACTATAGCTCCAAGTTTGACTGAGACATCGGCAGGAGATGACTTTTATTTCTCAGCTGATGGTTATCAGTGGAAGTATATGTATTCTATCACTCCAGCAAATTTTGATAAGTTTGCAACTGCTGATTTTATTCCAGTATATCCAGATGCTAATGTTGTAGCCAACGCTGTCAATGGTGGTATAGAGAATATTGAGATTACTAGCTCAGGAAATAACTACATTGCCACCTCTAGTGGAACTTTCCAAGAGATTGCAACTTTTGGTAATCCAAGATCCTTTTCAATAGATCCTTCCACAGCTTCTTCAAACGCTAACTTTTATAATATGAGTGCACTGAAGATAACTGCTGGAGTGGGAGCTGGTCAACAAAGAAAGATTACTGGATATACTGTATCAGGTACAGTAAGAGTTGTGACAGTAGAAACACAATTCGATGTGGAGCCAACAACGGATTCATCATATGTGATATCTCCACTTGTTACTATTACAGGAGATGGATCCGGAGCTCTTGCGCGTGCAGTTGTAAATACTACAACTAAGGGAATACACTCAATTGAAATTACGGATAGAGGTGAATTCTATACATACGCTAGCGTAACATTTAGTGGCAATACAGGTGGATTGGATGGCGGTGCTGCGGCAACTGTGATTATTAGTCCTAGAGGTGGTCATGGTAGCAACGCAGCTGCAGAGTTAGGATGTCATTCTATATGTGTAAGTGCTAAATTTGATAGTGGAGCATCTGATGGTAAAATTATAGATGAGAATGACTTTAGAGTTGTAGGTATTCTTAGTGATCCAAACG